CCCGCGCCTGCGTCAGTTAAATATGTGCTGGTATTGTTAAAATTATATCCGGCCGTATAACTTATTTTATAATGTTTTGGATATGCGTAAAAAATATCCCGAACATTTTCAACATAACCTTTGTCCCAATGCACAAAATAATCCTCGTCATCTACATCATCCCAACCTTCCTCGTTTTGAATCGAATCCCTTTTGTAAATGCTAAATGTTGCGCTGGAATCGACAGGATAATTTTTAAGCATTAATTTATTAAATCCGTTTCCATTATAAAGTTCATCAGTATAGGCAGTTTTCTTAAATCTTCGGTCACAATACTTTTCGATAAACTCACTCGTAGAATTTACGATATTTTCCAAAAGCGTATCATAAGACGCACTTGATATTCCCAAAAAAGTTTTTAATCTCGCAACCGTTGTTAAAGCGTAAGCTAATAAACTCATAATTTTATTTGGTCAGATAACGATGCTTTTTGTTTTCCGAAAGCATCATTTTATTTTTATCTTTTTTAATTATTTTTTTCTTTTTTTTCATAACCTTTTCGATGAACATGCCCCGAAGGATTGAACCCCTATGCAATTAAGGTCGTAACTGCATTTGGATTCGCATGTCCATCGAGAAAGTCACGATGACTTTCCCCCCTCAAGGATAGGGCGACTATAAATTCAAGAAGCGTTAGGATACTCCAGTATTGGAGATTTCCACAAAAGATCGAGTAGTGGTTAATTCACCATCAACTCTTTCCTCAACTCGAACAGCGATCAAGTTTCGTTCCCAAAGATTAATGCTTCGGATTGTTGCTTCTTCTGCGATGTCGATTGTTAAGTTTTGCTTAACACCGATCCAGTAAGCAGACAAATCACCAAAGAATATCTTCGATGAAGCGATGTCGTTCTGTTCAAGCACAGGTCTTCCTTTTAATGCCGGAATGCCCGGTTCGGTTATAATTCCCGAATCAAGCAATAATGGTCTGTTGTTGCTATCTTTTAACATAGAAACAACTTCTATGGTTCTTCCGTTCATTATCCAAAATCCGTTCTTGCGATATGCCTGAGGCAATCTCCAATAAGCAGAATTGATATGATCGAAAGTTATAGCACCACCAGCGCTGATAGTCGTAAAGGTATAATTGTCAATACCAGTAGGTCTACCACTACCATTCGCGGTCATGAAGGCCTTGTCTTCCTCTTTGGCGACACCCTCAGCCATTGCTTTCGCTAACAACGAAACAATGTTGAAAGGAGTATCATCCCTAAGTTGTTTAGAAATAGGCACGATAACTGCCAAAGTGTAAGGAGTAAGAGAAATTTGGTTAAAGGTCATCGATGATGTTCCTTTATCCGCATTTTCAGCCGACCACTGAGCAATCGGTTTTGAAGCGATTCCATCGATATTCAACTGGTTGGTCTTCATTCCAGTCATATCGATTAAAGTTGCGCGCGGACGCACAACAGCTTCATCTTCCAATAACTCAATTATCGCACTATGAAGTAAAGTAGGCACTAAATAACCACCCTCAGAATCAGTTCCCTCAATTAAAGGTTCAAGTTTTGTTCTCGCAGATTCCATGCCAGAAAAATCTTTCCTTAAAAGGCACTTAACCCATTCAGATAAGTTTTTGACTTGACTCATCTTCATGGTTATGTCCTTTCCAGTCCTCTTGACTTTTGCGATTTTTACATCAGCATCATCAAGAAAACCTTTATTGGAAATATCTTTCTTTTTCTGTAAATCTTTTTGCGAAACACTAAAACCTTTTAACCCTTTTGAGATTTGGTCGGCAATGCTTTTGGCAAGATCCTCGACTTTTTCATCGTCTTTCTTGGCATCGTCATCACCATCACCGCCTTCTTCTTCAGGTAATTTATCAGCTTCCTCTACATCCTCTTTTGCTTCCTCTTTTTCTTCCTCATCAAGATTCTTGTAAAGATTTTTGACTTCTAATTTTTCTTTAGAAGTGGCGAAACCTTTCTTGAATAACTTGATAAGTAAGTTTTTCAGCTCGTTCATACTTTAAGATTTTTTTACCTGTTGAATACTATATTCAACAGCTTTATCTACTATGCGCAAAGCCCTTAAAAGATCGCTTTTTGTGTCTTTTTTTACGGCCTTACGATTGCCGACCTTTTTATCACCATCTCCCTTTTTAGGAGGTTCAGTGCTATTTAATAGTTCCTCAAGAGCAGAATTTGCCTGCTTCATTGCGTCAATCGCAGTCCTAATCGATAACCTGTTTTTTTCCGATATTATTCTTCCCTCTTTGACTTGTAATAATTTTTCCTCAAGAGAAACAAACTTTTCCAATATCTCGTCAAAATACTTATGGTCTTTAACCCACGCCTCTGCTTCGGCAACACTCCATTTATCTTTATCAAATAAATAACTTTGGACATGAGTGGGGCCACTTGGATCGGATTTCAATTTTCCGATTACAGATTTAATTCCTTTTTCATTTGAAATATCAATCGTTCTAAAAGAGCCATCAACAAACTTATCAGGATCTTCGACTCTTATGCGAATATAATTTTCCGTAACATCCGGCTCAGGTTTATGATGAACATCAGCGTCCTTATGTTCAATTTCTTCCAATTCTTTTTCAAGCGATTTATACAAAGATAATGTTCTTGCTTCGGGATTGGCAGGTATATTCACAACAGAAATTTCAAGCAATTCTTGTTTAGTATACATATCGCCATTTCTTTCTTTTGGAATAAAACCAACCGAGAAAGTATTCAAAAATCCACCTCTCATCAAATCAGCAACTTTTTTTGCGAAATCATTTTCTTTTTCAGCAAAAATTGCATCAAATCTTAAACTACCGTCTTTCGGGTCAATATATATGCTTTCAACCCTGCCAATAGGGAGATCTAATGCTTTATGCGACCACAATAATCTCGGCGCTTTTTTGAAATTATCTAATTCCCAGCCCAAGGGACTAAGAATCTCTCCGTCCCTATCCAAAGAACCAGTAGAGGCAACAGCGCCAGTTATTCCTCCACCTTGCTTTACTTCAGAAACAAAACCTTTTGCGTATATTTTGCTCATAATTTTATTTTAGATTTCTGACCATAAAAGAAATCGTAATTTTTTATTTACTTATTATTTTTTTTAATCAACTACTACTGGAATAGTTACACACCTGCAATTTACATGCAGAGGCGGTTCGCCAACATCAGAATATCCGAAATCCATCGGAGCATCAGCGCCTCTCGGCTTAAATTCATCGCCTCTTTCAAAATAATTATCATCCAAACTTACAATTTTTCCATTCATAGAAGCACAATACTCACAAGTCCTTTCATCAAAAGCAGTAACCCATTCTTTTCCTTTAACCACACCCGATTGTTTATATCCCTCAATTATTCCGAAGTTAGAAGCCCTCGATGTTTCTGTTCTTGCGATTGCGAAAGCCCTCGAATCTTCCGCTTCTTTGAACACACTACTTATCCTGTCTTTTATTTGCGTGATTCCTTCACCGGCCGAATTTCCCTCAGCGATAGTTTTCGCAAGTTTATCGGCAGTTACATCATTGACTTCTTTTGCGAATTTTAGTCCCTGAGTTTTTAAGAACTCCCGAACATTTGGCGAAGCCATATCAAAATCCTCTAACCCCAACAAATCCAAAGCGTCCTCACCATGATCCTTGATAAAATTCATTAACAACGGAGTAAAAATATCTATAAAAATTCTTGCTTCCCTTTCGGTATTGAATCTAAAATCAAGCGCCTTTTTATTTTCCTCAAAACTTTTTTCGTGGACACTTTCCATAACCAATCTTTCCTGTCGTGCAAATTGTTTCACCAACATTTTTTTCATCGATGATTCTTCAGCGTCCAATTTCTTGACAAAATTATTCCAAACTTTCATTTTAATTTCTTCCGTAAATTTCAAACCTTTCGCGGTTTTCTTTTTTGATTTTGCGTCCTGCCTTTTTTGTATTTTAGATATTAAAGCCATTTTTTGTTTATCATCTAATCCGTCAAGTTTTTCCCTAACTGCTGTTTCTA